GGCAGGAAGGGCAAGCTGCGCCTCTCTAGCCGGAGCAGACGCAGCGCCAGCGCCCTTGGGGCCGATTGGCAGAACTGAAGTTGCCATAAGCTCAGAGCGGGCGAACCCCGACATCACCTCGCGATATGCGGCCTGAGCAGCTTCAGGCGAGCCTCCCTGTGCCAAGATGTAATTGGCAGCGTCCTGCGCGGTCTTTTCATGAAAAGCGCGCCTAGCTTCAAGAACCTTGGCAAGAGCGTTTGTACGAACCCATTCTTGCCCCGCCTGCCAATCCGGATTGGCTTCAGGCTCGTTGAGCGGCATGCGTGTTGTGATCGGACGGCGTGCCATTATTGCTCTCCGCTCTGCTGGTCGTTTTGAGCAAGCTGCTCAAGTGCAGGCTGGATAAGCGGCTGCACCATACCGGCGCTTTCCGGATGGACGACAATGTTTTGGGCCAGATCGAGAAGCTGAATGCGCTCTTGTGACAGACGCTCCTGTTTCTCGTTTTCGACTTCCTTGCTGTAGTTGTCGATGTCGTGCGTAACCTTCATCTGGTTAAGCTGATGCTTGTCAGCATCAAGGCCCATGCGGAACTGGCTTTCCTGAGCGCGGGTCTGGCTGTCCAGCATGCGCGCATCCGCATTCGTCTTGTCGGTCTGGGCCTTGGCCATCTTTTCCAGAAGCTCTGGTGGCGGCTTGCCTTGGGCGGACGGCGGCACCATGAACTGCTGAGCGTTGTTCCAGCCCATAGCTTGCAGCGCTGCCATATCGACGGCAATGGGGTCATACATCGAAGGATTAGCGGCCTGAAGCTGCTTAAGACCCATGATTTTCATGATCCGCTGGGCGAAGTTCGCCGTATTTGGATCAGCCTGCGGGATCAGGTTGTAGTCATTGACTGCCTTTACAAAGTTTTGCTCATTCCAGCGGCCCTGCGCGGTCTTATTGCGCTTCCAAAAGCTCTCTGGATTTTCCTTGAAGCACTTGGCAATAAGCTGAAACTCTTCAGCCTGCGCAGCGTGAAGGCGCTTGTGAACAGCGTTGAGAACCTTCGTCGCCTGCTCAATCATGGCCAAAGTTGTGCCAACGGGCATTTCAGTTTTGCCCTCACCAACTTGCTGCTCGCTGGTCCCGCCAATCCTCATGCCTGTTTCGGCCATGCTGTTGACAAGGTTCATCAGCGCACCAGACGGCTCTTTGTACGGAAGAGGCATCACAGCCTGAGTAATTGGCATGCCGCCTGTCTTCACCAACGCGCCGCCGCCCGGAGGAACCCTGAAGATGTTCGTGTTTTGGCGTGCGCCTGTGTCTGCCATCAGGAAGCCGGGGAAATTTGCATACATTCCCGCGTCGAGCATTTCGCGCCACGCAGCCGTGATCGCGTTTGTCGTGTTTCCGAGGATGTGAAGAAGGCCGATGTCGTAAAAGCCCAAGCCGGGAACAAACGTGTACTTCACAAAGTTCACGCGGGCTTCCGGAAGGTCTTTTGTGTCCTCGTCATAGTTGCGAACAATGGAAAGAACCGTCCGCGTCGAGACATCAATGGTCACGCGGTACGGAACCTCAAGGCCGGTGATCTTGCCCTTCAGTTTATGCTCGAAGCCGGGGATGTCCAACTCGCAATAGCACTCATAAATCTCCCGGTCGCGGTCTTCAGCGCGCATTTGCGTGTCAGAAATGCCCTGCTGAGCCCGCTGCTCAAGTTGAGCGCTGTCATAAGTGATTGGCTTGGGCGGCGAGAGGTCAATATCGCGATAAACCCCAAGAATTTGGAGCCTTTTGACAGTCGATGGCTTCATATAAACGCGATGAGTGACGCGCTTGGCATTTTTCAGGTCTGTCGCACTGTTGTTGACGATAAGATCGTCAGCATCGACACTTTCACTGGCCGGACGCGACCTCAGAGGGCAAAAATAGACCTTCTTGAAGCTTGTTCCGCCGAAACCAAGCATCAAAAGCATACGGTCGGTGTCCGGATAGTATTCTGGAGCCGTTACTGTGAGGTAATGGTTGAAGTCTTTTTGATAATAATTTGCCAGCATGTCCTGCTGAAGGTCAGCAGCGTTACTGTCATTGCGAATTTTGACAGGACCATCTGTCGGAAGAAGCTCAGAGCGCGCGTTTGCTTGGAAACGAAGCACAGCCTCAAGCAAAAGAGGGTGCCGAACGCGAGACATGCCCTCTACAGGAGCCCCATCGGCACTTGAGCCAAGGCCGGGAATTTCAATCTTGAGACCGAGAAGCTTGATGCCAAGCGCGCGGTCCTCAATCCAGTCCTTGCGGCTGTCAATATCGTCGTCAATGGCGCGCAGAAGGTCGTCGGCAATTGCAGAAAGATCGCCTTCCGCAATTTCTTCCGCCAGATTGTCAAACCAGCCCTCTTTTTTCTTGCCTTCAGCCTCTCCGATTGGCTTTCCATCAAGGGAAATCGTCAGAGAACCGTCCGGATGCTCAATCTTGAGCAGATTGCCACGGTCGTCGTACTGATTTTTGTCATCGCCTTCGATGATTTCGACAATGACATCATCCTTGGCAACAGGTTCAGGCTCCGGGGGAACCAGACGGATGTTCGGCTTAAGCCCCGGTGTCATTGCCATAGGTTATTCCTTCTCGGAAATCAGCTTGCTAATTTCTTCAACAAAGCGGCGGATGCCTTCCTGAGCCGCAATTGTATCAGATTTAGCCCTGATTTCATATATCCTAACGTAATCATGAGGTTCAACTCCCCATGCCTCGACACGGAAATTGCCAAGCATGACGGGCGTAGCCGGTTTGATAACGTCAACTACGGCATTGACCAAAATGCGTGCCATTTTTTCCTCAGACTGGGTACAGCGGCGGGGGCGGAGAGCCCTGATAACGCATACTATACTCGACTTCAGCCGCCCATTCCACGCTTCTTGTCAGCAGCCCGGCGTCTCTTAGGTGCCTGATTGCCATAGAAACCGTGTCAACAAGGTCGTCGTGTTTGCCCTTGGGGAACTGGGCAACCTGATGGATGACCATATCCGCCCACATGCGGTTCGGGGCGTAGATCATACCCTCAGCGAACAGGTGAGCGACCGAGTGCAGCCGCGAGAGTTTATCTTGACGCTTGGGATCAACAAGCTGGACCGCGAATGGCTCGTTTGAATAGAGCCTCCGGATTTCCTGAGCCACGGAATGACCGGCGGCTTTGTTCTCAATCAGCAGGACATCCGGCGCAATCTTCATCTTTTTGAAGGTGGAGACCACTTTTTTCACAAGTTCATGGATTTCAAGCCGCTCCTGCCATGCGCTCATGAGCATGATCTGAGGAAAGCTCTCCCCTAGCGAGCCATTTTGAAACTTAACCTTAACAGCTTCGTCAAAGAGCGCAGCAGCGTCTTCGCGCTCAATAGCCTTGCCATAAGCATTGACGTATTTATTGGCATAGCTTGCGCTATCTCCGGTAAAAACGCCCCAAACTGTCATGGCAGAATAATCGTTCTCAGTATCCTTGGTGTACGCCGTGTCGAGCGAGGCAATAATGTACGACATTTCAGGGAAGCCCGGCTTATCCCAAGGCTGCCACCAGTCGGTCTTGATGATGCCGCCGTCCTTTGGCGAAGGACGCTGTTGAAGCTGCCCCGCAGAACCCCACGGGCCAAGCTGCTTTTCCAGCAAGACCACTTCCTTTTCAGACATGCGCTCGTCCCAAAGCAACATGCCCTCGCGGCGCTCCAATTCCTCCGCAGCAGCCTCGTCCCTAGCCAGCCGGTTTCCGCTTTCATCAAGCTCTATGAGCGGAACGCCTTCCTCATCGCACCCGCGAGGGTCGTTCCAGCCAATTGATGTGACAGAGTGCCTTTGCCATTCATATCGCATTGGTAGACACAGATGCGTCCAGTCTCCGACATCCTTGGACAGAATGTGTCCTGTAAGGTCTTGCTCAGAAAGACGCTGCTGGATGACGATAAATGCGCCGGTCTTTGGATCGTTGAGGCGGGTTGAGATTGTGCCATCCCACCACTCCGTTGTGGTAAAGATTGCCGCCTCGCTAAAGGCTTCGTTCGCGGCGTTCGGATCGTCAATGACGATGATGGAGCCGCCTTCACCAGTGACGCGGGCTTCAACTGACGTAATAAGGCGCTCGCCGCCCTCTGTGTTTGAGAAGCGCGTTTTGGTGCTGTTGTCTGCGCTAAGCTGGAACCTTTCGCCCCACATGGACTGATACCACGGGCTTTCGATAAGGCGGCGGCACTTCACGCTGTCGCGGAGAGCCAGAGAGTGCGCGTAGGATGCGTGTAGGAGCTGCACGCCGGGGCCGGATGTCGGCGTGTTCCACGGCTGAGCCCAAACCCAAGCCGGGAAGGCCACGCTTGTTATGGATGATTTGCCCATACGAGGCGGGATGTTGATGATAAGGCGCTTAATGTCGCCGTCCACAACAGCTTGCAGATGCTCTGCGACGGCCTCAATGGGCCAACCGTCTGTGAATGGGCTGGGGTCGATAAACCTCCACGCATTCTTGAGGAATGTATAGAGGCTATCCTCGCAATCTGCGCGATCTAGTTCCAGAATTTGCTTTTCAACGTCAAGCTTCTGGCCGTCCAGATCAAGGATTGTCATGTTTACCTCAAATGCTCAGGCAATGGCCGTGGCACGCCACTAAATGCCAAGTACCTTTCTTGAGTATAAACATCCTCCCAGCAGTTTAGTAGTGCAGCTTTTTGCCTGTGGGCGTCTTTTGTATAGACAAGATCGCCGTCAGGTTGCTCGTAGCAGAACCCGTTTTCATCATCCAACTCCGGACGCCTGAGCCAGCCAAAGGTGTAATGAAACCCGGAGCATATCAGTTTGTCTTGCATCGCGCCGCCCTCATCCATTTTCTTAAGTCAGTTCTAAAATTTAACTTTGCCCGCCGATCTGATGGCGTTGAAGGGCCGATAAATGTTTTTTGGCAATCAAGGTAGGCTATCTTGTACGCCGTGTGACAGCCATTGGTTCGGCTTACATTGAGAACAAGGCACCCCTCATTCTCAATGAGCTTTGACATTTCACGCTCTAGCTTGCCCATTGAGCCCCGCTATTAGGCGGTAAATTTCCTCTTTTTCTTCGTGGACCCGCCCTTTTTGCCAGAAGAAATTGCCAACTCTTTGTTGACGCTGAACGAACGCTTGTCTTTTGGAACAGACTTACCGCCCTTGGCTGCGATTTCACGCACACGCTCAAGAGACATGCTGGCAAAGCCACGCTTGGACTTGGGCTTCGCTGTTTCTGTGGTTTCCATACCAAACTCCTAAAATGGTGCCGCCAGTAGGACTTGAACCCACAACATCCGCCTTACAAGAGCGGCGCTCTACCATTGAGCTATAACGGCTTCCATTTAAGCTTGGCACTTGTCACTGAAACTGTCAAGCCAATTAGGTGTATATCTCGTCACAGTCTCGTTTTGGAAAAATAACCGAGAACGTCGCGCGCTTCAGGTAAACGCGCTGGGAACGTAAAACGTCCAGCGTTGCTTTCTCGGCAGCACACCACGCATTTAGCGACGACCTAGCGTAATAGTCGCCTGTTTTCGATTGGCGTTCATAGGCCTTCAACTGCTCTTCGTGGACTTGAATTGATTTCTCTATTTGCTCAAGAACGTGCTGGCGCATGGCTTCGGCGGTATTTTCGGAAAGATTGATGACGGGAGATATTTGACACATATTGCTTCTCCTAGCTTTGCTATTCCATGTGGAACATTAATCTTGGCTTTTTTCTTCCTCAGAGTTTTGCCAGCCATACCACTTGTTAAGTGGCTTTGAGGCCCTGCGCTGCGGCCCTGATTTTTGAAAACCGGCGCTTTGGATGCGTCCAGACGGCTTGGTTATGCCAAGGTGGCGTTTCTTCACCCTGTCAGCCTTGCGGAGGCCGGGCATAAACTCTTGGGTCTTGGTCTTGTGACAGGTCTTGCACAAAACTTTGCAGTTTTCCAAAGAGTTGTCGCCGCCATATGCGCACTCGCGTATATGGTCGTAGTCAAATTGCCCCGGTAAGAGACGCGATCCGCACCCCTCACAAAGACCATTGGCCCTAGCAAAAGCTAGAGCCATTGTCTTTTTCGTAAATTCTTGGCGGGCTGTCACGCTTTGATGCCAATTTTGCGAAGCTCTTCCTTGATGTCTTCATCCGACATCATGGCTTGCTTTGCTTGCACCTGAGCCCTTGCGCGGTCCCAAACTTTGATGCCGTGCTCAAGCTTCCCACGAAACTGTTCCACAACAGCATCAACAAGAAGCCGCTGCCTTA